GGATATCTGACGCAAATCGTGACAGAGCGTCTTACCGGCAGGCAGCAGGACGGTTATATCAATGCTGATATGCAGCGAGGGATTGACATCGAGCCGGTTGCACGAGCCGCTTATCAGGCCAGCCGTGAGCTTGTAGACGAGGTGGGTTTTGTTCGGCACCCGACAATTCAGTGGTTCGGTGCAAGCCCCGACGGTCTGGTAGGTGACGACGGTCTCATCGAACTCAAGTGCCCTCGGTCAACGACACACCTCGACTATTGGCAGTCAGGTAAACCGCCAGCAAAGTACGTCCCGCAAATGCTCGCACAGCTCAGTTGCACCCGTCGCAAGTGGGTGGATTTTGTGTCATTCGATGACCGTTTTCCAGAGCACTTACAGTTGTACGTCGCACGTTTCCAACCAACACAGGAGATTATCGAACAGTTTGAACAGAAGGTTATCGAGTTTTTGAAGGAAGCAGAGCAACTTATGGAGAAAATGAATGCCAATCGCTTATGAACTCATAGCAACAACCGGAACGTACACCAACCAGCGTGGAGAGGAGAAAAAGCGCTGGCAGAAAATCGGTGTCGTCATGCAGACCCCTAAAGGTCTGTCAATGAAACTGGAGGCTGTCCCCGTCGGCTGGGATGGCTGGGCGACACTCGCAGAGCCGAAACCTAAGCCTGAGAGCGATCTGCCATTTTGAGTGCATGGGAGCGGACTTCTTCAACACGCCGCTCCCAGCCTCGACCAAACGTCTCCCAGGTCTTGAGTTCTTTCAGGAATGCAAGTCTCTTGTCGCAGTACAGATTGATTAGATCAGTCGAAACCATCGACTGCGCCATCTTGATCGTCATCGGCCCGATAACGCCATCAGGCTGCGTTCCAGCGCATTCTTGTAGCCACTTGGATGCTCTGCCAGCACCAGAGTTAATCGATGCGTCAAACACGCAATAATCGACTCCTGATGGCAATTCGTCGCCTTTGATCTTGTCCCAATACTTTGCTTTATACAGCGGAGCAACATCGGAAGGAGTCAGAGCCTTGATGTCATCTACCTCGACAGGGTGACCGCACCACTCCTCCCAGACCGTTTTCGTACATCCGAGGTTCGTAGCGCCGCCTGGGTCTTTTTCGTGGTGAACAAAACCCCCTTCCGACTTAAGAACATGATCTAACGCAACTTGCCAAGTCTCTTTCACTTTTTACCTTTCATGTCGATGATTTTCTCAAGCGTCCTGCCGCCAAAATAGAAGGACATGATTAACATCCCCCACTGGCCTAAAAGCTCAACATAAGCCTGGTTGGTGTTCTTGTCGAATGCCGACATCATCGCAAACGTGAAATATCCAGCCAAAATGGCAATTAGCGTCATCGGACGGATGTTCTTGGACAGCCAGGAGTCGCTGCCCATGTCGGCTTTGAGACGCTCTGTAAGATTGTTCTGCTCGATCTCAAAAAGCTTGGTTTCGTTGGCCAGCTTTGCAAGTTCACCGTTTTGCTCTAACTGAGCAAGCTCCGCTTTAGCTTTAGCAGCCGCAGCAGGGTCAGGCAAGACTCTATCGAGAATCTTGCCACCAACCTCAAGTAGTGGTCCGAGTGGCAGCATCATCGTCCTTTTTCATTAGATTGGCAGCGGCATAGGCACCCTTCCGACCGACTAGACCGCCAACCGCACCGATACATAACAGCATGATGTCTTTAAGAATGCTCAAAAACTGCTGGTCGATAGGGCTGATCCGCTCCATGTCGTGTTCCACAAACATGACCGCATACAAGATCGCAGCCACACTGCCCAACAGAATAAAGTTGAGCGTCAGGACTACCGCCGACCATACCCTGACTTCCAGCTCTTCCGTAGTCATTCCGCAATCTCCGCTAAAAGCATAACGACAAGCGTTAGCATGATGAAGAAAAATACGAGTGCCTTTATTCTGGCCATGACGATATGATGTACTGAACAAGGTGGTAGAGAATGATTCCACCAATCACAATTACAACACCGATCAGTGCCACCTCTTTACGCTTCTGGATGACTCGCTCCGCTTCACGCTGGGCAGCAAGCTCTGCCGCTTTTCGACGTTGAATCACAGCATTGCGCTCACGAATAATGTCATCCCAAACGTCAGCCTGACCAGACCAGTACAAGAAGTCTTTTAGCTCGGCTTCCATCTGCGTAATTTTGCGGGCAGCGATAACAGACTCCATCGCCTCGCTCATCGCAGACTTGCCCTCGTGTTTCGCTCGCTCCTCGTTGCTGGCCTTCTGTACAGCGTCTTTCGCATCAAATAGCTGCATAAACTCGGTCAAGCACTCATTCGCATCTTTACCGACTTGAATGGCTCTCTTGATACCACCGACCGCAGCTTCGGCAGCAGCTAAAGCAACGGCTATTTCGATCATATTTTGGCAACGAGACCGATTAGCAGGATGATGATAGCGCCAGCAGAGCCGATAAGTATCTGCTCAAGTCTTTTCAGACGAGCATTGATCCCGGCATATCTCTCAGCACAGACCGCTTCATGTACGCTCAATTTAGACTCGATCTCTGTGACCATCACGACACCCTTACGAATAGACCAGTGCTCCAGATATACAGTTCTGAAGGAGAATAATAACTTACACTGGGTCTCCCCATACATCTCCACGTTCCAGATAAAGACGATCCTCCAAAAGAAGAGGGCCATGTAGTGTTACCAGAAATAACATATCTATCGAAGTCATTGGAAGTAAGCCCTGATGAATAACTTCCTGTTATGTTGTACCTTAAATTAGAACCAGATACAGTATCACCAATAGATACTTGAAAACCATCAGCATAAACAGTGTAATAAGCAACCACATAGCTACCAATTGAATCTACTGAAGTATTGACTACAGCCCCGGTCTGACTGTTAAGACTCGTGACTCCAGAGGTTCCACTGCTTGCTGAAGTAATACGTCCTTTAGAATCAACAGTTATATTTGCTGTGGTGTAACTACCAGCCGCAACCCCGCTGTTTGCAAGTGTAGTGGCAATTGACCAATTACCAGACCCATTGATACCAGATGTAGAACCAGTAACATCCCCGGTTAAACTTTCGGTGCGTGATGTTGCCCAAGTTGTTGCTGTTGTTGCTGTTGTTGCTGTTGTTGCTGTCGCAGCGTTGCCAGTGATACTAATCCCCCAAGTACCACTAGCATCGCCACCCGTCCTGGTGGGCACGTTCAGATTAGTACGAGCATCTGCTGCTGTTGATGCGCCCGTCCCACCGTCAGCAAGAGCCAGGTCGGTGATCCCTGTGATCGACCCGCCGGTAATCGCAACACTGCTTGCGGCCTGTGTTGCGATCGTACCCAACCCGAGATTGGTACGAGCGTCAGCCGCAGTCGAGGCTCCGGTCCCACCATCTGCTAGTGCAAGATCAGTAATGCCTGCGATAGAGCCGCCAGTAATAGCGACGTTTGAAGCCGCTTGCGTCGCCATCGTTCCTAGACCGAGATTCGTGCGAGCATCGGCAGCAGTCGTAGCTCCCGTCCCGCCACCAGCAATGGCTAGCTGGTTTGAGGTTTGATTGCCAACCTGAAAGTCTTTTAACTGCGACATCAACTCACGCAGAGCGTTGTTGAGGTTGGCAGGACTACACCCCTCGTCGATGTTGATCCCGTCGATGTCGGTATTGTCACCGGGTGTGACGGAAAACTCTGATATTTTGGTCTTTGCCATTATTCAACCTCTACTTGAGGGGTTAGCAGTGAGCGGATTGCGCCCGGTGCGCTGAAATATGTTGCTGGCCCTCTTTCTACTGGACGACCAAGCAATATCTGAGCAATTAGTTCATCAACCTTGGCCTGCGTTCTTGCACCGGCAAGCTCTCTAGCGGCAGTACCTATTGCAGGCACAGCAACAGCACCGGCTGGTCCACCAACAGCATAACCAGCACCAGAGGATACGCCACCAGAAACAACTCCTGTCGGTGCTAATTTACCAAAGTAACGCAATGCGTTTTCAACAGGTCCACCTCGCACAACGTCCTTGATAAGCGCCTGCTCATCGGCAGTGAATTTTCTGATCCTTGTCTTATTGTTGGCTAACTGACGAAACTGAATTCGAATAGCGTTTTCAATGCCAGATTGACTGTAATTTGTTGCGCTATTTGCCGCTCGCTCCATTAGTTCGTCTATTTCTTGAGCTTTTGCACCACGACTGTAAAGACTACGAGCCTCTTTCAATGATTGCACCGCTGTCTGGGGCTCAGGAATTTCTCCTGATAATTGCCTCAATAAACTTTGCAAGTTTGGCGCAGAAACAACAAGATCATCATCTTTCAATCCAGTCACAAAATCATCAAGTTTTGACTTAAGCGCCATCCCCATTTTTGATTCAGATGGGTCTCTTGATGCAGCAGCATTGCTAGCAATACGTCGCAACCTCTCAACACGATCTAACGACAAAGGTTGTTGAGACTGAACGTCAAACTCATCAAGAAACGCTTTAATGTTTGGTTGAGACGCTGGAAGATAACCTAAATCATCAACCACTTTGAATAAGTCTTTTGATGCTTTTTGTAGCCTCTCAGGGCTAATTATTACACCAGCAAGGTTAGCCCTTTCGTAAGCAGCGGAAGCAGCATCTTTCATCGCTTCTGCCGTTGGGACAATCTCTCGCTCACCCCTGCGAGCACCCATCGCACCGCCAGCAACAAGAGAAGCAAGTAATCCAGCCGTTTGGCTATCTGCAACATCTGCAACAGCTTCACCAACAGCGGGAGCGGCAGCGCCAGCAACAATCTGTTGACCAGGGGCAGCAGCCATTTGACCAGCTAATGCCCTTCCGGTTGGCGTTACCGCTGTTTGAGCAAGCCTAGCCATCCCAGGAATCATCCCGACAGCACCAGCAGCACCACCACCAGCAGCCATCATCATCTGCTCAGGAACCGTTTCTGGTTGCGGCAACCCCATCATCGTTCCAACCCTACCAATCGCTTGCATAGGAGTAGGGATACGCATGGATTCTGGTGCAGCAATGTTGTACAACTGAGTAGCCGCTTCAGCAGCAGGCACCGCTAAAGCACCAGCAGCCATCCCAACAGGTCCAAACAGACCCATTGCTGCCCCAGTAGCAACCGGCAACGCTCCACGAGCAACCAATCCTGGCGCTCGTATTGCTCTTTCTTCCGCTGGCCTGCCACGAGTCAAAAAGTCTAGCGTTTGAGTGGCGCTATACCCCTCGTTGAACGCAGACGTAATCTCGTCGGCTCTAACTCCACTTTGGACAAGATAACGAGCAATATCGTCATCTTTGTAGCCTTGCCCTCTGGCTTCTGTAATACGGTCAGCAAGACTCTTAGCCATTTCACTTACCTCCAAAAATCTGTTGCAACGATTTTTGTGGCGTTGCTTGCGGGCTAATGATTGACTTTGCTACATCATCCTCAATAGTCCTGTTTCGAGGGTAATCAAGCCTGTATCCCTCATAAAGCGCCTGAATACTTTCATTGGTTGCACGAGAAAGAATATCCAACTGCTCTCTAAACTGATCTACGGTCTGAGCCTGACTTAAAGCAGCCTTTAGATTTTCAAACCTAGCACCCTCACGCTCAGTTAGTGAGCCGACACCAGAGCCAGTTGGTGATTGTTGGCGAAGATTTACAATGCCAGCAATAAAGTTTCTGTTTTTAAGATTTTCCAACAAAGCAAGGGCATTAGCCGCTTGTGTACCAGGAATTGCAGACAATACTTGCCCACCCATTCCGGTAGCAGTAGATAGTCCAGGATGGTTTCTTAACTTTTCAACAGAGTCACGCAAGTCACGCAAGTCACGAATAGCACCTCTGGTGGCCGAAATCACTTTAGGTTGAGCAAGTTTTAATTCCGTTTGAAATTTCAGCGGAATTTCTGGATTCTCTACCGCTGGAATCATCGTAGGTTGTGGTGGCTCGGCAGCAGGAGTAACGGGAGCACCCGCAACAGGAGGAGCGGTAGGAGCAGCAACAGGAGAAACCGCTGGAGATACTCCCGGAGCTTGTACCGGAGCAGCACGAATAACTGACGGAGACATTGGTCCAGCAAGACCTCTAATGAACCCTGTCAAATCAATATTAGTTTCAGCCCTAAGTGTTTCAGCCTTAATTAGCAGGTCTGCCAAGTCTTTCGGAGACGGTGTTTGCTGAAACTTAAGAATGTCAGCAAGTTGATCAGGTTTCAGTTGTTCAACTGGCACACCAGGGAAGTTAACAGCAGCATACAAAGTCCCGATGTCAGAAAGTTTCGGAACCTGACCAGCCTCATAAACAACTTCAGTTTTTCCGGTTCTTTTGTTTACTTGTACAAGTTTTCCGCCAATTTCTTTATATTCTGGAGCTTCGCCCATCCGCATCTTTTGTTGAGTCTCTAGCGCTCCGATGAACTTTGCATACTGATCTGGAGGCAATAACCCAGCAAGGGCAGACATAGCACGCTGATCTAATTCTCCACCGCTTGCAGCAACAGGAGCAAGTTGTCGAATTAAATTTTGCGCTTCTTCCTGCCGCCGCTGCTCTTGAATCTTGCGAGCAATGTCAGCCTCTTGCACTCGTTGCTGAAAGACGTTTTGATACGCCTGCTGGCCTGCTGCTAGACCTTGTGCTAGACCTGCCCCTAGCGACGGTCTAACGGGCGCTGGAGCCGCTGCTTGCAATAGTCCTAGCCCCAACCCCAGCAAACCCTGCTGTTGCGCCTGACGCTGCGCTGCGAGTGCCTGTTCTTCACCCAACAAACCAGACAAATAGGACGGGGCTTGCGGGAATAAATTCTGTAGAAATTCCATCATTTCCTCACAAGAGTGAGAGTTTGCGCTGAGCTACCCGTTTCGGTGCCAGCAAATCCATCAACGGACCGTAATTCACCGCTTGCGGATTGCCTCGTTTGATCTGTCCGACCGGCATATCCGGTTGAGCCTGTGCTTGCCTTAACAGAGACGACCCTAAACTGCCCAGCATTCCAAGGTTTGCAGTACCAGGAAGTGCGCCAGTACCAATCGCAGACATCTGAGATGGGCTAACGGTGTCCATCCAACTGAGATCAGGAGCACTCGGAGTGCCGATCATCTCAGCACCGTACATCTCAGGTGAGATACCAGCACGCATCTGAACGTCAGACGGAGGTGCGTTAAAGTAGCCCTGCATCCCCTGTGCAAACTTGAGAAAACTGGGGTCTTGATAGAACTCGTCCGGGTACACAGGAATAGCAGGCACATTTGACCCCTGCACAGGAAATGCCTTGGCGCTACTAAACTCAGGAAATGGCACAGGGAACGCTTGTGCAGGAGTCGGAGCAGGACCGACAGGTGGATTGGCCAGCGCATCCGATCCTTTCCTACCCATCAGACCAAGACCCAACAAACCAGCGAGCATATAAGGGTTCATTATCGGCTCCCAAATCCACCCAACAGACCGCCAGCAACCGCTAACGGCAAAGCAGCGCCACCAGTCATGCCAATCAGCGGTCCAAGGCTAGCAGCACTAGCAGCACCACCCAGAGCACCTAGTAGCGGATTGCCAGTGTACGGGCGGGAGGTTACCGATCCCATCGGGGCACCGTAGACAGTGCTCGCATAACTCTGTAACGCTTGGAACGGACTCATTTGCTCGTACTGATAACGCTGCATTGCAGCATCAATCGCTTGTTGACGATACGCTTCTTGAGCTTGTCCTGCCTGCAACAACCGTTGAGCACTCGTGTAATCCTGTTCGGCAAGAGTCGGTGCCATCTGTGCGGCAGTCAATCGAGTAGCCGCTGCACCCTGCTCTGCCCCGGTCAACCCCTGCGCTGCCGCCAACTGAGTGCGTAGAGCCTCTGTACCGGCTTGTGTGACACCACCAGCCGCCTGCAACTGTGCCGCCAACTGTTGCGCTTGTGTACTCCCAAGACCGCCAACCGCAGCGATTTGCGTAGCAAGCGCTTGCTGACCAGCAGTCCCCAGCCCCGACGCAGCAGCAATCTGCTGGTTAATCGCCTGTTGTCTGGCCTGCTGCTCTCGACCAATCGCCGCCTCTTGTAGGGCACGTTCGGCCTGATAACCCTGGTAGCCAAGCCTTTCGCCCAACCCGGCAAGATTTGAAGCCAGCGCTTCAGCCGCCCCGGTTTCCAGTTGAGCCTGTGCCCCAGACCCGTACCGTCCAGCCTTA